GGCTGTTTCGAAGAGGTCATCAACGAAACCATTTACGAAATTAAAGGTGTATGGTTCAACGGAGCCGGATACGATTTGTGCTACCGATTGTTGTCCTCCATATTCGATGAATTGTCCATTTCTATCAAATATGAAGCACTCGTTGACGGCAAAACGCGACTCAAAGAGTTGTTTGACGAACAGCGCCAGCATTTGCAGCAGTTGCGCTACGAGGACTCGCGTTCGGCCGACAACAACATGTTCGTCAGTCGAGCCTACAACAAGAACCAATTGCTAGGCGTCGGTACGAGTAACAAGAAAAAAGAAGCCCAAGAAAAAGCTGCCGACGAAGCGCTCATCACTCTGGCCAAATTGGGATTCGTCAAAGACGTCCCTCAACAGTACAGAAATTTAACTTAATTTGTGTGTGTGTTTTCAAGATTTCCAATACAACAAAATATTGAAAACAAATTTATACCGTTGTTTGATTGGTCGCCGGCAGCGGCGGCGGCGGACGATAGTGATATGAAATGCGGTCGCATGAAACGGAAACGACCCGCGTTTCACCGCCCATCGTGACGCTGACCTTGTGAGCCGACCCGTTCCAAAAGAGAAACGGATCGATGGGTACCGAAAAATAGGGCTTTTGTCGATTGTGATGACGTTGTAGTAGTTCCAGTAATTCAATAGCCGCCGTTCTTTTGGCTTCCTGTTTACTGCGACCCGTGTGTTCGCGAGTCACCATCTCGTCCACTTGCAACCTACACGTAAACAGGGGTTGATGATGTGTCGACGCTATCGGCGAGATCGCGATGGAAAATGTAGTGTTGACTTGGAACCCATGTTTCATGGCCAAATCGTTCAACTGGATTAACGCATTCTTCGACTGTGACATTTATCGTATTCCTTTTGTCTTCGGGTCGCAGAGTCAATTTTTTTCTGACCTCGTACTTCACCTGTCGTGGTAACGTAAAAGGTATATACATTTATTATAAACACATGTCTTACACCGGATTCAAGAAACAGACAAGCACGCGCGACTCGTACACGACCGACCAAGCGTGTTCTTTCGGTACATGCAGTATCTCGACAGAACAATTGCCATGCAACAAAACGGGCGGCATCGAAGACGAAACCACGTCGTTCGAATCGTGCGTCGGTGGATTCTGCCCTCAACGACGCGTTTGCGTGCCTCCCGATCGTAAAGAATGCGACGTCGGGCTCAATGACGGTCGCGTAGATCCATTGAGCTCTGTCGAATGGCAAGTCAAAGCTCCCAATCTCGTTTGCAAATACGATATCGATGAAATGAATAGCATCAACGTCATTGACAATTACAAACGTTTATTCGGTGACAATGACAATTACAAACTCATGATGGAACGACTGTGCGGCAGCGAAGCGACACTGTGCGCTCTGGATCCTCTAAGCGGTAAACCTTTTGAAAAGTGCAGCAACATCAACAGCACGACGCAGGTGGGAGACGAGTGTCGCCTGTTTTACAACACTCAAACGGCCGACATCAAGGACACGATCGTGCAAAACTATTGCGTCAAACATCCCAACAATCCCGATTGCAAATGCGTCGAACGATCCACCGATCCCAATTATCGCAACGTCAAACCCCATATTCCCTTCAATGACGGGTGCTGGTATCCGGCGTGCGCCACGGCACCCTATTTGAAAACTCAAGACGTCAAAAACGCCACGTGCCCATCTGACGTCTGCCAAATCGTTTTCGACAATTTAAACAATAATAATGTCAACATTTCAGACAATAAGAACGCCATCAATTGCAAATTTGAAGCTCCACCTCAGCCGCCGCCGCCGCCTCGTCCGTCGCCAGGTCCGTCGCCGCTGCCTAGACCGAATCCTCCTCCATCGTCGCCCGTCAACATCACCGCCGTCGTCATCATCGGTATCGCCGTCTTTGTCGTCGTCATCGCTCTAATCGCCGCCGGCGCCGGACAACGACAACGCTAGGCGACACACAACGCTAGGCGACACACAACGCTAGGCGTCGTCTTGACCAATCGAAGCCACGTAGTGTTGTAAACTTTGCGGCAATGATGATGTATCGAGACTATTGGCACGGATACAAATGGCGCTCCGTAACTTTAATTCCAGTGGAAAGGGTTTAAATCGTAAATCCCATTCGAATTTTTTTATCGACATCCAATTGTCCAGATAAACCATTAGTAGAATAACAGTTGGATCAAGGTTGATAGTTACACTGGCTTCAAATGTAAACCCCATATAGGATTTGCCAAAAATGAATCCAGATTTCGTTCTGCCACTGGCGAATCCGACTTTTATGCGACAACTAATAGATTCCCAATAATTGTAAGATGAATACGCAATCCTAATCTTAGGTGTCAGCTCGTGACGTTCCAAGTAAATGACTTCATTGCCAATGTTACACGTTGTACGACGACCGTTGATAACTATAAAAGAGTTCATCATTCGACGCACACACACACACACACGCCGTAACAACTCCTACAGTCAACTGTGGGCGACCAAACGTCAGGCAATCGAGTGTTGTAAACTTTTTTTATTGTGTGAAATACCAATGTCTATTTTTAAGGGAGGGTGAGGTTGGTTCGGGTTGTACAATCAGGTGGGATATACTAAAACTAGTAGACATTGGTATTTTTTTTGTATTTATTTCTTGACACCATTGTATTGAGGTTTATCTTTCTGGTAGGCTATTTTGAAGACGCGAGCTGGATAGTCGTACGCGTTGATGATGCGCGTCACGTCGGCCAACGTGATTCGTTTGTGAACCGGGTGGTGACGTTTCGTTTCCACGTAGTATTGCTGAATTTTCAACAAGAGACCGTGCCGCTCCTGGCTGACGTGCACGTAGTTTTTCATGATGTATCGATTCTTGTAGGCCAGCAGCAATTCGGCCGCGATGACGGGAATTCGCAATTCGAACCAATCGGCGATCGGGGCGCTGTCGGGATACAATTCCAAATACTTGCGTCGTTTATCGGCATCGCGACGAGCGATGCAATAGCAAAAGGCTCGACACGAAATGTTGTTGCGCACGCTGGCATAGTCGGCGTAGGCGGAATTCAAAACGCGATACTGGACGCGGTAGTCGTCGGAAAACAAGAGTACGCCTTGTTTTTCGAACGGATTGATGGCACTCACGGCTCGCACGAGATCGACGACCGTATCAAAACGAATCGTTTCGTTGATGGGAATGAATCCAATGGCTTCGTGGACTTTGAGCCGCTGATCGCGCTCGTCCGTCACCAACACCAAATAGATGCTCTCTTTTTGCAATTCGGGTCGAACGACGATACGATTATCGGCGTTGTTGATCAAGATGAAATGGTAGCGACGCGTCGTTTGCAATTGGTCGAGAAAGTCTTCGTACGATGAGAAACCGTAATCTTTCTGCAAAGCTTCGACAAACAGGTGACCGAACGACGTTTTGCTGGCCCAACGCGATTTGAAAGCGTTCAGTTTGCGATGCGTCGTCATGAGCCATTTGCCGTCGACGTACAGAAATTTTACGATCGTTCCCTCGTACGACCACGAAATCTTAAAGTCGGCCAGATTGATTTTGTCCAGACGCGTCACATTGTCGCATGTCATTTCTTCCGTGAAAGGAAATCCTCGATAGATCAATTGACGTCCCTTGAAAATGTAGCCGCGAATGAGACACTCGAATTCCGATTGAGGAGAAGAAGAACAATACACTTGATACGTGCCATCGTCGTCCGTCATGGCAATTTGATGACGCTTGATTTCATCCAAAAGAGCACCATCGTCTGCTTCAGCGTTGGTAGCGGTGGACACTACGGTAGCGGCAACGGGTGCCGACAAACACAATTCACTCAACTTCATAAGATACTCCATAATGTTTGCGAGTTTTACGTTGGCAAGAACGCTTCTTTAAACCTAATTTTGTTTAAAATAGAAACTCAATTTTTTAACTTCCATAATAAAACCATGAATAGTAGTGATATTGTAACTCTGATTCGATCCGATTGGGATATAGCGCAACTCGATCGCTACGATGCCCAATCCCTAATGTACAACGTCAGCCAGGAACAGTCGATGCGACTGGCTCCGACGCCGACCATGCCGCCCAAACCCGTCACCTACAAGGACGAAATCGTGCATATGGTTCTACCGCCCACTCAAAACTTTTCACTCCAATAAAGATGAACTACATATTTTTGGCTCTATCGACCACAGTCGTCTTGCTATTTTCATTCGTGTTCTACAAAACGCGCGACTCGCCGACCAGCGTTTCCCCAGCCGTGTCGTCGCCGACCTCCAGTATCTACGTCGTCAGCAACAGAAAGCCCCAATCTCAATCGGCAGTGCCGGCAGACCAGTCCATCTGTTTGGGCGGCTGTTCGTGGATGGACGGCTACGCGGCCGGTCCGCAACCCGTTGTCGATCCCTACGGTGTGGAGGAAAACGGCAGCACGTTGCCGCACGACATGCAATCGCTCGACACGATGAACACCATGCCTTTCGACTACAACGGTATGGCTCAACCGCAATCGGCGTTCGTTCAACCGGCGGAAATCACACCGACCCCCGATCCCGTTGTCGATCTTATACCTCAAGAAATTATTTACTAAAACAAACAAACGCGCGGCACTCCGAGAGATGAAAATCAAAAACGTCGATCACGTCGCTCTGCTCAGCCGTTGCACCACTCGCAGCCAACAAGTTTACGTCGAAAAGTACATCTTGTCGTCGTCGGCGTCGTTACCGAAAAATGTTCATCAAACTATCGATTCATTGCGTCAGGAAAACGAAGACATTCGCGACACGAATCGATCGTGCGTCAAGCAATACATTCTCGAACGCTTCGTCATGAAGTGTCCCTACGACAAGAAACAATTTTACCTCATCATCAATAATGCCATCATTTTCAAACTGATTCAAATCAAAGACTTGCAGCAGATGGTGCAAGTTTTAGATAGCGATAGTAGCGTATCGTGTGATGAGATGCTAAAGGGACATCAAGCCATGTCGAAAATAATTCTTGAACTCTCCAAATCACGTCCCACTCGTGACGCAGAGCCAAATAACCCAAAGTAAAGTAGATGGCGTTTTTTGAGGCGTAGTCGGGCATGCCTTTGAAACGTTCGATAATGTACGGTATGTCGTCGTAGCTGATGAGATCCACGCGTTCGGCTTCGAAATCCAAAACTTTTTTCAAAATCTGATTGAGTGTCTGTAGACTGGCGTTGAGATAGATTTCCGTCGTCAAACTTTGGTAGTTGACGTCGTCGGTCGTGCAAAATTTACTGTAATCGCACATTTATTCACACACGCACACAGTCTTATTTTACATATCCTAAAAAAGATATATAAAATTATTATTTCAAATTTAATCCCGATTGAATGTAGCCGATGATGGCTTTTTTGTAGTCGGCGGTGACATCCAATCGGAACCAGGCAATGACTCGCGTCAATTGTTCCAGAGTGAGACGCGACAGGTAGGCGTCGGTGATTTGACGACGCGAAACGAAATATTTTTTCAAAAAAAGTTGGTCGCCGAACGCTTCGGCCGACGACGGGTACGACATAAAATAATCGATATAATTCATTTTCATGGCTTTCGGAAGGAAATCTATTTCTCGCCAACCGTGATACATGGCGATCTCTTTGAGAAACGTCAACGGTTTTCGCATCCACCACGAACGAGAAAAACTGCTAAACGAAAGCGACGAGTCGCTCTCCAGCAGATGAACAAACGCGTCCACGTCTTCGTTCATGGCTTCCAATTTTCGAGGCAACGATTCATCGTACAACCCACGACAACACGACGTCTTGTCGACGCATCGCCAATAGTATCTGCCGTGAGAATTGGCCACGCTATCATAGCGTCGACCGTCGTAGCCGACCATGATTTGGTTCCTGAAATCGGAAGCCAGCAAAGGCGGTTGATGGCGAGTCATGACGTAATCTTCCATTGTGTAATTACCCGTTAAAACGCAGACACGTGACACGAAAACAATTTCAAGAGAACCATTCATCATACAAACTATCATAAACTAGATTAATTAATTTCAACATGTCTAAAATACATTTTGAAATTAAAAGTTTTTTTAAAGTGTATAATCGTGATCGATAGTTTCGGTGGTCGTCGTAGTGCTTTCGGTCGTACTATCTTCAGGAGTACTCTCTGTCGTCGACGTAGTAGTACTGCTAGTCGTGGGAGGTTCAACAGTCGTCGTTGTTGTAGGCGTAGTGGTTGTAGACGTCGTTGTTGTAGGCGTAGTGGTTGTAGACGTAGTAGTGGTTGCAGGCGTAGTGGTTGTAGACGTAGTGGGACGCCTGTGCGTGGTTGGTTCGGGAGCTTCCGGGGGGAACGGTTGCAGGCTAATGTGAACGAAACCTTTGCGCGTCAAATTGAGCACTTGCGTAAACCATTCGGGAACGTCGTCGTTGCTGGTCTTGTTGCGATGCTGCTGATGATGATGATGCTGTTTCAATTTACTCACGTCGCGTACCAACTGAGCGGTCGCGTCGTCCATCGTCACCGTCACGTAGACGTAGTATCCCAAAAGACTCAACACCATCAACAAACAGAGCACTTTGGTAGCCGTTAGAAAGAGCGCGTAGCGACGCGACGCTCGAGACTCTGGCGGAGCATGCTTTTTAGTCGTCAACGGCTTGTAAACTTCTTCGTGTCCGGATTCGATATCCATATTTTTCTCTGTTTATTTACTAGGTAATTGTATCCAATTTAGCTAGCAATTTTTTTCCGCTTATTCGGGAATAATAGTGCGACGCACGTACGTCACCACTTGATCTTTACCCGTGTAGGCGTCCGTCATGCGCGTGTAGCCTCCCTTGACCAATCGTTCGGGTGCCACCTGGCTGGGTGTACCGTAGCCACCGAAAACGGGAACAATGTAAACATCTTTGGCGTCCATATTTCTTTTTATTCTATACTTTATCATAATTCTATAAACCACAATAATTCGATTCGAACGGTACTCGTGGATCGTAGTAGCCCAACGTCTCAGCGCGTTTTAAAAGCGCCGCGTTGATGGCGTTAAATTTCTCCGTGTGATGCAATTCGTCGCAAATGACGTGCGCCACCTCGTGACACAGGACGTACATTAAACTGTTCCACGAATAGAATTCATTGGGGTTTTTACGTAAACAGACGACGATACGTTTCTTATTCTCCGTGTACGATCGACTACCCTCCTCCATGGTAAACTCGTTGTACACGTCGCGACCGTTCAACATGGCCGTCAAGTAGTCACCACCACCACCACCACTACTAGTACTACTTAAAATGTCGCGCATGGCTTCACTCAATCGATGCAACAACGAGACGGCCGAAGGTGAATTGATGACGTACGACTCGCGAACGCGTCGTCGCTGCTTAGCAATAATGACTACAACTAGACCAATCGTTAGAAATAACAAGACGAGAAAAAGGACTTGTGGTCTTCTCATTTATTGAACCCATTGATGTTGACACATACTACATTTAGCAAAAACGGTCATCGGTTCGTCGCCACTGCGCGTCTGACGACTGTAGGCCGTGATTTTTTTCGATTTACACTTGTGACAAATGAGAACACCTTCTTCGACATCGTGAGGCGACACGATATACTTTTCGAATTCTTGTTCCTTTTTCTTGTACTCGTCGAAAACGGGGAGATTCCAAACGTCGTCGTCCGTCACGGGCACACCGAAAATCATTTCGTACAAGACGCGTTTATTGGGAGCCGAGCAACCGTAGTGACGATTCAATTGCTCGAGCGAAAAACTCGCATCAAAGGCAGCCATCCGCGTTGCTTTTTCTTGCCGACAAAACGAGACACGGCCTCTTCGAACGTCAACGACAGTTCCACACACTCGTACAGATCCACGTCGTCAAGAGTCAAATCGTTGAGCTCAACTCGATTGACGACCGCGTCCACGCCCGCGTCCCAAAAACTCACAAAATCGAAAAGCGTCGGAAAGAGTTTCTCGATTTTTTCGCGAACGCGTCCCTGCTCCGCTTCCAAATCTGTCCACTGGTGATTGATGACATCGGCCAGACTGCCCACGATTTTTATGATGTTCTTGTAGTGCAACGTCGTCCACTCGCGACACACGAATCGATGGAAATCGCCGCGAGACATTCGCGACCAATGCCAATTGGTGTAGCGCGATTCGTAGAGCGCGTTCAACAGCTCGTCGCGCGTCTGTTTGACGTACACTTGACCGTCGACCGTTTTCGAAAAGGGACACCACGTCGAATTGTACACCCAATGCGTGATGGTGGCATTGTCGACACAAAAAGGCCAATAGGCGGCATCGGCTTTGGCGAACAAGAGTTTGAAATAGTGACGCACATCGCATTCGTCGTGCACTTGGAAAACGAAAAAACGATCGGCGTAGCGACGATTGCGAATCACTTGACAAATGTTTTCCACCGATAAATTGGGCAATCCGACGTGAGGGGCGTGAAGCCATTTGCGGTACTGACACAGCGAGTAGAGCAATTTACCGGGCACCAGCAACAATTGTTCGCGATTACTCAGCGACACGTGCGTCAATTGCAAGTTGGGATTGTTCATGATGACGCGTACTTCTTTCAATTGTTGTTCCATCTTGTACCATTCGTGCTCGGCGACGGTGGTGACGAGTTGATGAGGGGTCGGCAAAAGTTGCGCCGTTCGCAAACGTTCCATTTCGTTGAATTCGAAGCGAACGCGAGTGCACGCGTGCTTCTTGATGTCTTTGATCGAGTGGCCGACATAGTCGCACAATTTGCAACAGAAAAGAATCGATCGAGCCGTGCGACAGGGGGCGCGACGAAAATGTTTCTTAAACTCCCCGTCGTTGGCGCTACTAAACATACAGAAATCGCAAAACATGTTTCCACTTTTTAAGGTTATCTGCCGTACTTTTGGCCTCGGTTATTTTTCATATTTTTAATCGTCAAAGTGACGAGGAGAACGAGAACACCGCCGAGAGCGAAATAGAGCACCTTTTCCGACGTGGCGGCCCGCGTCGCGCATTTGACGCAATCCGCTTGGCTCTTGACCACATTCGAAGGAGCGTACATGGTGGGGGGTGTAGCGATTGTTGCCGCCGCTGGCATTATTCGCTGCTGCTGTTGCTGGAGCACGCGTTCCAACAAACGTTCCAAACGGTCCAGCCTATCTGCCGTGTTGTCGTTGTGCAAAATTTTGTAAATTGGAGTCTTATTCATTTTTATCTTTAAAAAATTCACTCCAAGAAAAATAATATATTTATCACACACGATATAAATAAATTATGGGCCATTTCCATCACTACAATTTCGATATTGGTAATGGAAATTGTCAGAGAACCGAGCTGTGCGACACGCTCGTCATCGGCGGCGGAGGATTCAAGGGCGTCCAGTATTTGGGCGGCTTGCACTACTTGAAAGAGCACGGCCATTTGGAACGCATCACGACGTATTGCGGTACGAGCGTCGGTAGCATCATTTGTTTGCTGTTCCTGTGCGGTCACACGCCGTCGCAACAGTACGATCTGTTGCCGTTGAAAAAGATTTTCCAGTTTAGCACGCGGCCGCCGTACGTGCACAGTCTACTGCCCACCGTTATGCCCACCTATCTCGATGTTCAAGTCACGTTCGAGCAACTATTCAAAAAAACTGGCAAGTTTTTTTTTGTCATTGCCTTCAACGTGACGATGCGGCGACAAGAGATTTTCAGCGTCATCACTACACCCGACTATAGCGTCATTAACGCCGTTCTCTTCAGTTGCGCCATCCCGTTGGGAACGTTGCCGCGCTGCGTCGAAACCCAGCACGTCTACATGGATGGAGGCATCGTCAACAATTTGGCCGTCGATGTGGCTCAAGATTTTGATTTCAGCGAACGAATCATGGCTCTATGTTTTCGACCGCGAACGTTACCGTTGCCGACGACACTTCCGCCACCGGCACCGGGTCTCAAAGAATTGGTCGACATTGTCTTTAGTGTACCGAGTCGTTTGCTCGACAAGTCGCGTCTCGAAGCGTGCTCGAAAATTCATCGTCTCTACGAATTCGAAGCCGACGGAGGCGGAGTGGAATCCATCATTTCGTTGGATCATGAGACGAAAATAAAACTTTTTCAACAAGGATATGATTTGATTAAAACCACGTTATAATAAAATATGGATTACGCTTGCCTAGGATTTTTCATCGCTGCTATGGCTGCAGGAATCGGCCTTTACTATTTTCTCGTTCGACGCTAAAGACGCGCTCAGTCGTTCGCAAAATATTTCACAACATGTGGATGTTAATAATAAATGATTCAAGTTATATTGACACTTTTAATTGCTGTCGGATTGTGCGCCGCGTGGACGAAAAGAAAATCGCCGTCCCTCATTGAAACATTCATGCCGCCCTTGTCGTATCGATTCGAAGAGCCTCCTCCTCGAGCCATGACGACCACGCTCGATTACAACACCACTAGACAACCGGCGGCATCGATGGTGCCTCAACCGGCAAGAATGATGAGCAGCGACATGCTGGTGCGTCCGCGTCGCGCTGAAGCTAGCGATATGTTGGCACCGCCCACCACCAATTTCACCTTGAATTACACTGTGCCTCCCAATCAGACGAGTAACGTGGCACCGCGCGTCGCCGACGTTCCCTACACTTCGGCTCTGCAAGGACCCGTACCCGACACGCAATACTTGGCCGTGGATCCCATGAACCCGTTGGGTTTGAGCCATAGCGGTCAATTGCAGCCAGTCATTTACCCGCGCGCCGTCTACGCCAACAAGATGAGCCGACTCTTTTCTCTCGGTGATCCCATTCGAGGCGATTTGCCTATCGCTCCTCTATCGGGCGACAATTGGTTCAAACCGGCCGTCACGCCGCACATTGATTTGCGCGAAGGAGCCATGACGGTGATGGGCGGTCGACACAACGACACCACCAACGAATTGGGTTTGCTCAAATACCAGTCCACGTACGGTGGACACAACATCAACGCGGGAGCCGAATTTTCACCCGACAACGAAATGGTCATGCAAACGAGCGGCATGATTCCACTCTACAGAGAAATGGTCAACAATGTTGGCGACGTCACTATCGCCACGCGATATTAAACACACACACGCACACACGCACACGCATATACAAAATTCAAAATAACACACATCTTATTTTGAATTTTTTTACGGGTCGGCACGTCGTCGGATCCAGCCGTTGACGGTGAAACGACCGTTTTCGAACGTGTTGGCACCCGTCACGGTGACGGGCAACACTTGATGCATGCGCGACGAATCGAAAACGACGAGACGGTTTCGAAGCGGTTTCACAATAGTGCCATCGTCGATAAAGACCAATTCTCCACCGGTGAACTGATTGGTGTGAAAATAGTAGACGTAGGTGAGTTCGCGTAATTCGCACGGTGTACAATTGTCCGTGTGTTCCAAATAGAAATCACCGTGACCGCTGCGAGTCACTTGACACTCGAAAGCCGAGTCGTCCAAGATGAAATCGGGATGCCATAAATGACGGCACATTTCGGGCAGTAAAGAGATCACTTTATGGTGAAACAGTTGTCGAATAAAAGCCGGTGTCACATTCATCATGGTCGATCGACGATAGTCGACCGCGTTGGTCACAGTGCCCGTTGGAAAGAAATTCTCCTTTTCGTCCGAAACGGCCGCCAACAAATTCAACACGTCGATTTCGTCCAACAAATCGTCGATAATGTAGACGCTGCTGCTGCTGTTTGTCGTCATGGCGGCCTAGTTTTTTTTACAATAATCTACCTTTAATAGAGATAAAATGTTAAATTCTCAAAAAATGTTATTGGTCTTTGGTGGGTTTCTACTCTTTGTAGTGGTGCTTATCTTGTTGAATTCGTCGTCTTCGGGACCGCGACGACCAGCTGAACCTTCTCTACCGGCTCCTGATGGATGGGAAGGTCAAGTGGCGAGAATCACCAACGCCGAAAGATCGAGTCGCGGTCTAGCTCAACTGGTGTTTGACTCCAAATTGGCCGACATTAGCCGCGCGCACAGCGCCGACATGAACAGTCGACGATTTTTCGATCATAACAATCCCAGCGGCGAAACTCCGGGAGATAGGGCTCGTAAAGCCGGCTACCCGTGGGGAGCCATAGGAGAGAATATCGCCGCAGGCTACGGGACACCCGAAGCCGTCATGCGAGGATGGATGAATTCACCGGGTCACCGTAGCAATATTTTGGGCACGTCGTACAAACGAATCGGTGTCGGCGCCGTGCGTAAAAGCGACGGAACACCGATATGGACGCAAATGTTTAGCGATTAGTAGTAGGCAACTCTTTGAGTGCTTGATTCATTTGATACTCTGGATCGTCCCACAACGGATTGAATCGTTCGTTGTTCCATTGGTGCAGGTCGAAAGAACCGAAACGCCACGAACCGTCGACCACGTCGGCTTTACAATAGTAGACGCACTGTTTCCAATCGTTGGACTGGAGAGCGTTGTTCAAAAAGAGACATTGATGGTCGCCCGTGTAGTGGAGCATGAGTTGTTTGAACAAGTCAAACGACGGCACGATGGCGGCGTAGTTGACGTACATGAGCTTGAGCGATTCCAAGTTGGTTTCGCGAAAGAGAAAGACGCCGTCGACGGCCGTGCGCACGTTCAACGGCATGTCCAACGCGAATTGCATGCATATAATGTAAAACATTCTAAAATGACTTCCGTTTTTAAACAAAGTTTTCTGAATTTTCTGTCTAAAAACGCTAGGCTGATCTGCACAATCGTCTAAAATGACGGCCAACCACTTGTCTTCGTCGGCCAATTCCTTGTTGCTAATAACCTTGGATTGACGTGTCAAAGCGTCGGCTAGCACTTGATCGTCGTACTCTTCGTAGACGAAAAGTGGCGGGAAAAATTCCCTATAAAATTCATTGGCACCTTCACTGCCGGACATGGCAATGCCCGTTTTAATGATATCGCTTTTGGCTTTCAGAATCGATTTGAGCAACGTCGATTTACCCGAACCGGGTTTGCCGACAATGATAATTTTCGAACCTCTAGCTTTTCGATCTTTATACGTGTATTGGTTGGGCAAAATACAATCATAATTGGGCAATTTTTCCAACTTTATCACGTCAGACATATTTTATTGTTATATACTTTCAATATTTAAAATGTGAAAAATATTGAAAGTTTACCAACTACTACCAACTACTGTTTTTCTACCATCACTACTACATGTGACTACCAACACAAAGAAAATTAAAAGTCGACTTCTTCTTCGTAGATAATGTTCTCGCCGCCGCCGAAATTCGAGTCGACCACGGTTGGAGTGGGAGAAGGTTCCAGTGACGACAAACTTTTGACGGCCTTTTTCCACCAATTCTTTCCGGCTTGGAAAACTTCCATGTGCTCATCGTTGGCTTCAATCATGACGCTGGGTTTGAAATCGGTAGTGATGCACGCCATCGACGAATTGGGTGGCGTGCCGACGGCTTGCGACTGGAAAATAGGAGCGTAAACAAACAAGCTGGAAAAGTAGAGCTGTTTGTTGTCCGTAGTGTCGTCCAATTTACCGCCAAAAGGCAAGTTCTCCTGGGCCATCATGGTGACAACAAATTTCTCATACATTTTATCAAAGTTATACATAAAATGTCCCATAGCACTCAATTGAATGGGACGAGTGTGCATCGGCTCATTTTTTTCATCGACAAACAAAACTAAATGACGTCTCATACATCTCAAATAAGATACCGGTTTGTGCAGAGGAGCATTCCACAAGCCATCAACATAACCAGTGTTAAGATTTTTACAAAGTAACGGTGACGAACGTAAAATGAGAAGGCGTGGAGCATCCAAAAGAATACCTGGCTTTTCTTCAAAGCCTTTGGTAATGGGGTCGAGTTTTCGAGTTACAAGTTTATGAGGTTTTCCAACAGCCATCAGTTCAGGTTTCCATCCAGAAGACTTCAAATTGTCTTCGCCAATAAAAAGTCCGGCCGGCTTGTTGATGGACTTACACGATGGGATGGTGGTCGATTTGGCATCGGTCAAACCGGCTTTCTCGGCAAATTTATTGGCTAGGGCTGCTTTGCTGTTCATCTTCGAAAGTTAAAAACAAAATCTTCTGTAATTCTGTCCAGGAAATCAAATCGTTTTCACGCAACTTCAGCTCGTCCGCCAACTCAATGGTTGAACCAGACTCGAGTAAGCCGATTATATACTGTTGCATGTAGGCGCGGTTTTGAATGCACTCGAGTTCCAAGTACTTTTCCAATTTCTTGGCATCGTTGCACATGGAGGCGGTACATTGGAGAATGCTACACAACGCCTCGTCGCATTGGAACAAGGTTTTGCGTTCGTGGGTTTGAAGTTGCTTTTCCTTGACGTAGCGGCTGATGAGACTGGTGAGAACGGAACGAGAACACGCCCCGTTGTCGTTGTCGTCGCCAGACACTTGCTTGATGAAAGCGCGCGTGGCGGCCGTGACGGGTCGA